TGGTGTATTTTCATCAGCACGAGAAGCTAAAACTTCAAGAGCTGTGAGAGCGACAACATCAATTTCTAAGTCGAAACTAATACTGCCAACTATATCCCCAACCTTAACTGACTTGGTTTGGGCTACATAACCAATGAAGGAAGCTGTGACATCAAAAGTACCTGTGCCCGTTTCAATAACGAATTTACCCTCAGCGTCTGTTACACCGCCAAGTTCAGTACCTTCAATAGCTACATTTGCTCCAACAAGTGGTTTTTCTCCGTTACCAACGAAGCCAGTAACTGCTTGTCCAAAAACAAGACCAACTGACATCACTAGTACGGAAATAAGATTACGATATTTCATAATCTGTCTCCTTGCTTATGATTAGTAAGTAGGCACATTTTTCTACAGGTGTGCCGTCTGCCTGTCCGCTTTTTTGCATGTGAATTTATACAATACAAACATCTCCATCACAGAACTTTTCAGCTTCTGAATCTTCGCCTTTCATTTTTGCAAAAGATAAGTTCTTTAATTTCTTACTCATTTTATTGTAAGTCTTTTCATCTATTGCTTCATAAGGCATTTGTTTATAAGCACCAGCATCAAATCGTGGTAAACAACTTATTCCCTTTAATTGATATTGGAAGTAATTTAAGCACTGCTCTAATTGTTCTGTTTCATTATCAGGATCAAAAGTAACTGTACAACTTACTTGGTTATCTGCCCAATGTCTTTGCATAAAAGCAGCTAAGCTAAATTGTTCCCATACTGTTAATTCCTTCGCAGTTCTTATACCATCACCTACGTCGATTGGAACTTCAACACAAACTGTTGAGTCTTCAGAACCAAAAGCAGGTTCGATTGTATATCCAGCATCTTCAAGGGGCCTTAACAACTCTGATTGATTTGATAGCCTCATTCTTCTTATGTAAAACCTTGACTCAGGATAATGCACACCTGGTGTTGACCCTGCAAGTAGTGATACTGTTCCACTTGGCTTGACAGAAGTTGTTTTTATTGACTTAGGAATTGCTAAGAAATCTGAGTAGACATCATCTAAACGTTGTATTTCATCATACCCTGATTCTAACCATTCTCTTAATTCTCCAACACCTCTGTAAGTTAAGAACTGTGCAACACCACTAACAGAACATCCTATCCTTCTGTTACGAAGCATAACTCTGTTTGTTTCTGGCCAGTGTGTCTTACCTAGAGTAACTGTCTTTGCGTATAAGTACGCGTATTTTAAAGTCTTTTTATAATCTTCTAATGATTCGTGTTTGTATGGAAATGTTTCCACTAAGCAACACAATTCATAAGATTCAAGTGTTTGTTCTAAACAAGGATTACCTCCCATTGACCTATGGTCCTTATTATCTTTGCCGTTTTTCATTCGAGAGTATCCTCTCATATTTTCCAACCAAGCAAATCCTGGTTCACCATTTAATGCAATTCTTTTACATGCCTCAGAATAATCCATTCCTAATTCTGCAAATATTGAATTGTTAGAAGTCCATCCATATTGGTCTCTGTGAGGATTAACTTCATAATTCTTTAAGTCCATGTACTCGTCAGAATACGGATCACCGAATACGATTTCAGCTGTGCGACGTACGTTTCCTGCTACTACACATTTGCCGATGAGGTTCATTATATCTACGATTGTTGTAATTGTAATTGGTGCACCTGCATTTCCATCGAGTACTTTTCTTATTGCTTCGTGTACTTCTTCTAATGGTTCGGGTCCACTTGATTGTCCTCCAAAACCTTTGATTGGAACACCAGCAGGTCTTATTTTAGAATAATCAAACTTAATTGCAGGTGTTGCATGAAAATAAGAATCAATTAATGCAGCAACAGAATCAACCCATCCTTCTCTTGTATCAGGTATTACAAAAACTTCAGGATCTCTTTTGCCTGTTGGTCCTTTAACCATAATTTGTTCTGCACCTTTTGTATCAAAGCCAACACCAACGCCTAACATTGATGCATCCATTAAAAAAGTAAACGGCTTCGAGCCATCATCTTTAATTGTCTCTGTAGACACGAATGCACAATTATTCAGTGCAGCATATAAATTTCTTTCTTCTGTGATTGGTGTTCCCATTGCCCATAAACCACGACCTGGAGGTAAGAACTTCATATTGTATATTCTATCGAACATTTCTTGTGCAGATTTCTGAGCACGCCAAGGATTCCATCCTAACTGATGTGATTCTATCCAGTTCATTTGCATTGTATATGCACCTTCAACAACTCTTCTTACGGTTTCCCACCATTTTTCATTTTTTCCATCTTCTTTTAACCTTGAGTAGGTTCTCATAAAAACCAATTCACCTAATCCGTTAAAACCGAATGGTGCTTTTTTTCTTTTATATTTGTCTATAAATGCTTGTGATAACTTAAATTTCTGTTGCATTGAAACGTCTCCTAATATCTGTATAATTGTCTTTCCTAACCGCTAAGTTAAATAACGGGATATACTTAATTTGTCTCAAAATTTTTGTATTCTTCCTCTTTTTTTTCGTCGCCTGGTTTGAAGCTTTCATATTTTTGAGCTAATAGTTTTCTTGTATACTCATTACCATTGTCTTGCTTTTTTTGTTCAGCTTGACCATTGGAAGATGCTGAGTCATATACATCTAATTTTCCAATTGATGTGTTCATTGTTAACGGATAAGTCATACCATCTTGACCAAACCTGTTCTTAATTACATGAACACGACCTGTATTTGCTATCTTATCTTCTATCTTTCTAGAAAGTGACATAACAAAGTCGGCTGTCATTATTTTTGCATAAGACTCCGCAATCTTTTCTGCTCCAATAACTTCATCTTCTAATGATGATCTGTTTGATTGTGATGCTGTCCAAACAGGTATTTGAAATTCACCACTTAATCCCCTAAGATCTTCGTAAATATTTCCTAATTGATGCCTTACAGCTGCATCAGCTGAGCCTACATCTCTTAATAAGTCAGCGTAGTCAACTAATATTAAATCTGGTTCATGCCCCATTAACTCAATTGTTTTTAGATGAGTGTGTATAGTCTGAACAGTAGCACCTCTTGTTGGAAAGTATTTTATGATTAGTTCACCTTTACAATCTTTTTTAATTGTGTCTCTTACTTCGTCTTTATTATCTTTAATATTTGCAACAGGAACACCTGAGAATATTGTTGCAAATCTCATACCCACGTAAGCTTCATTCAATTCTAATGTATAGTGAACTACGTTCTTACCAGCCCTAAGTGCATTAACAGCAAGTGCTTGTAAGAACCAGCTTTTACCAATACCAGAAGGTGCAACAACTACACCTAATTCTCCTCCAGAAAGTCCACCGTCCATTATAAAGTCAAGTGGTTCCCATCCTGTTGGGCAGCATGCACGATTTACATCTTCTAATATTTGGTCAAAATTCTTTACATATTCTAAGCCAATATCTCTGTGTGTTCCAGCACGCATTGCATTATCAACAACACGCTTTATTTCTTCATATTGGCCTAACTGCAACAAGTCAACAGACTTAATGATTGCAGTTTTAAGCATTTGATTTCTACAGAATGTTACTGTTTCATTCTTAACAAATTCTAAGTCTGTAGCTTCTATGCTTTTTGTTACTTCTCTTAATTCATCTACAACTGCATCTTTAAGTAGTTCTGTTGTAACTTCATTAATCTTTACTTTTAGTGATGCGAGTGTTGGTGTAACTTTATATTCGTAATAATAATCTTTTATTGTTTTTACTAACCACTGTTTTGCTTCTGTTCCCATCAATTCTGGTTGAATCATATCATAAACAGTAACAGCGAATGTGGCATCTGTTAACAGAGATGTTATTATCTTAGTCTGAAAAACAGATCCGTATTTTGTTAAGTCGTCATTTATTGGTGGCATTATTTAGTATTAATTCTAATTGGTTAAAACACGTTTGAAGCCAAACATCAGGATTTCTGATAGCATGATCAATTGTGTCCTCTAAAAACATTTTATGAAGCTTATATTTCACAAGTCTTGAAGATCCTTCTCTAACCTGGTCAACAATAGAGAGTTTTGCATTTCCAGGAATATCAACATTATGTAACTGCATTAGTCTGTAATTTCGTAACAATATGTCTTTGTGTTCTATTAATTGTGTAACATTTAAAAAGTCATCAATATTAACTATCTTCGTGTCAACCAAAAGTGGGAATTTTTTTCTTATAGTCTTTAACCCTAATCCTCTTATTCCTGAAATATTATCAGATTTGTCACCATCAATTATTCTGTAGTAGACAAAATTTTCTGCCAGTATTTCAAATTCTTCTTCTAGTCTTTTTCTGTCATAAATAACTTTTTTTGTTGGTGACCATACAGAAATTCTATCATTTATAATTTGATAGAAATCTTTGTCAGTTGACATTATTGTTACTTTTGAATTTTTTAAAACTTGTTTTGAAATGTATGCTATTGTGTCATCAGCTTCTATATTTTCCATTGTAATTACTGTAACCGGCAGACAGTCTAGATACTCAACTAAGCGTCTAAACTGCCTGCGCATGTTCTCAGCTTCACTTTCATCTGTTAACCCTTCGACTCTGTTTGGTCTTTTTAAGGGTTTTCTACCTGCTTTGTACTCTGGAAATATTTTCTTTCGTCTTGCTGATCCACCTTTTCCGTCGAAAGCTATGATAACTCTTGTAGGCATTATTGTTCTTATTGCCAAACCAATTGTTTGTAAGAATCCAACAATGCCACCGATGTGCTGTCCATCTGCATTTGTTGCTGGTGAGACGGCCCACGTCCTGATAAAATTGTTTAAGCCGTCAATTATCAGGACGTGTTCGTTTAACCCTTGCTCTGTGGAAACTTGTTTTCCTATATCAGATAATATTTCTCTGTATCTTTTACGCAAGGTCACCATCCACAACTTCGTCTGTAAACTCGACATCATCAATGCCTCGTTTGTCTTCATAAGTCAGAATGCTAGCTTCACATATTTTATCATACAAATAGTCTTTGAGCCCTTCAGTTTCTGCAAGTTTATCTTTAAAGTCTTTTGATAAGAACTTTATGGGCTTGCCGTCATAGTCAATAGTGTACCACGCACCTGCTGTTTGTGCAATCTTTAAGTTTTTTAAAGTTTGCAGCCATCCACCTTCATCGTCGATTCCTCTATCGAAATACATTTCATAATCAGATGTTCTTAGTGGCGGTCCTATTCTATTTTTAACTATTTTTGCACGGCATTTATGTCCGATAACTTCACCATCTTTGTCTTTAATCATACCCATATTTTGAAGTCTAATCCTTGTTGAAGCATGAAATGGCAATGCCAGTCCACCACTTGTTGTGTAAGGATCACCAAACATAACACCCATCTTTTGACGCAACTGATTTGTAAACACCAAACTAATTTTATGTCTACCTATCATTTGTGTAATCTTTCTCATAGCTTTAGAGATAATAATAGCTTTTGAAGTAGCCCATCCATCTTTATCATAATCAGACGACATCTCGACCTTAGTAGAAGCTGCTGCAAGACTGTCAACAAGTATTGTTACATGTTTGTCTTTATTAGTTTCTCTTACTTTAGTCACAATGTCTTCAATGCCTTGGAATATATCTTCAACAGTTTCCATGTGAAGATACAGGATATTCTGTGTATCAGCACCAATTGCATCTAAAAACTCCTTACTTACAGAAGTTTCTGTATCAATATAGATACCAATACCACCTTTTTTCTGTGTCTCAGCAAGAATATGTGCACCAAGCAATGATTTTCCAGAAGCTTGTAAACCGTTAATTTCGGTTATTCTTCCCACTGCTATTCCACCATTCGGTCTGTTTGATATTGCCAAGTCAAGTAAAGATGATCCTGTAGATATAAAGTCATTAATATCTGTCGGTGTATCATCGGATCCATCCAAGAAAAAAGCAACTTTTTGTCCTTTGATCTTGGAGTTTAGACTATCTGCTAGCTCGCTAGCAAGGACATCACGTCTCTCGCTCATAACTTTCTCCTATTTTTATGAATTAAATAGATCGTCAAAAGCAGCTGACACATCTTCGACTGCAGCTGGTTTAGCTTCCTTTGCAGGATCGGTGACTTCTACTTCGTCATCACCTTCTTGGCTTAACCAACCTTCAAGAGCCTTTTGAAGATCATCATATTCCATCTCTCTGTAGATGTCTGTGATGTTCTTTTGTGTTTCTTTGATTGTGTTCAACACATCAGCGTTTTCTGTCATTGGTGTTTGATTCGGTTTAACACGAATCGTGGTCATCGGGAAAGAACGTCCTGTCTCTTCGCTTGTCTTAAACTCTACCACGATATCACGACCATTTACAGGGTCTGTAATATCACCATAGTCTGGATCAGCGATTACAGAAAGTAGTTCTTGATAGACCATTTTACCGAAGCCCCAGAATTTTACGCCTTCATTCTCTTCACCTCTTACAATAACAGGTGCAAAAGTACGCATCTTAGCTTCGATCTTTTTACCTAGCTTGTAGTCTTCTTTATTACCAGAAGTCTTAAGCTTAGTAGCAAATTCCTCAATTGGGTCTGGTCTTCCAAATGAGATAGGTGAAAGATAGTTCTTTTCGCCCATGTCATAGTGAAAATACAACTCAATAAACGGATTGTCCTTATTAAATTTGTAAGGTACGATTCTTATTTGAGTTTTACCAGGTGAGGGTTTCCAAAGATTTGATGTTCTTTGGTTGGATGTTTGTAGTTCAGATAACCTATTCTTAATTACAGATAAGTCCATTACCATTTCTCCTTAGTTTATTTGTTATTAGTTAATCCTTTAATATATATAGAGCTAAAAGCTCAAAAGTTAGTTTTATATATATTATTTTAATTTTTATTTTTTATTAAATTATGTACCCAGTGTATAAACCTTCTGCAGCTTCTTTTGCATTTGCAGCTGGGCTTCCCCAGCCTCCCATACCTCCGTCACCAATTGAAATTTTACCGTCTTTAAAAAATATTTTTATTTCTTTATGCGCAGGATGATCCATTACAGAGATCCAGTCTTGGTCATAGAATGGCTCTGCTTGGACATTTATACCTTGAAGATATATAACATCTTCAAAAGGGTCACCAAACCTAAATCCTTTACTTCTAGAAATATGTTTTTTTAGTGCATTTTTTAGCTGTGGTATTTTAGACTTGTCAATATTGTTTCCGTCCATTAATCCACCGA